TTAATCAAGCGTCAGCAGACAGCTATCGAAACCCTTGAGCAACGATTAACCGATGCAGGTCTCTGATAAATAATACATCACTGCCTTAAAGTAATGGCATCTCATATCAAAAAAATTATTTGTAACAACGAAGTTTATTACAAAGGTAATGACCAGTGGACTGATAAGTTTGCTGAGAGAAAACAATATAATAGTGAAGCAGATGCCCAAGAAGAACATCACAGATATTCTGGAGTCGTAATTAACGAATAATGACAAACTCATTTGCAGGACAAGTTACCGATAGAAACTTCTTACAGGCCACTGGATTTAGATTTTCAGTAGCAAAAGCTGATAAGGTTGGTTTTTTCGGTAACGCGATTAATGTTCCTGGATTTACACTCGGTTCTCCAGATCAACCTAGTTATCTAAAGATGATACCTAGAGTTGGTGATATCTTAGATTATAATGATTTAAGAATAAGATTTTTGATCGATCAAAATCTTGAGAACTATATGCAAATCCAAAACTGGATGAGGGGTATTGGATTTCCAGATAGTCTAAACGAGATTTATAAATTTCAAAACTCTTGGGATGTACCTAAAGAAGAACGAAGTGAGATTAACTTAACTTCTGATGGAACTCTGACAATACTTAGTTCAATAAATACCCCATTGTTTGCAGTCAAATTCTTAGACATGTTTCCTACTAGTCTTTCTGATATTAACTTTGACTCAACATTGACCGATGTGGAATACTTGACAGCTGATGTCACTTTCAAGTATCTTAACTATACTATAGAACCATTTGATTGTTGTTAAATGATTGACTTGACCGGAATCCAAGAGATGTGGGAAAAGGATTCTAAAATTGATATTGATAACTTACATACAGAATCCATAAACATTCCTGTTCTACATGCAAAATATTATGACATTTATAATAACCTCATGTTGTTGAGGAAGAAAGCAGAACAACAAAAGAAGAACATTCGTCATGAGAGATATGAATTCTACGCAGGTAAGGCAGATCCCGATGTTTATATCGAAACTCCGTTTCCCAAAAAGATCCGAGATAAAGACACTCTTCAAAAATATCTTGACGCAGATGAGAAACTCTCAGGAGTTTCGTTAAAGATTGATTACTACGAGGTTATGCTCAGATATATAGAAGAAATTTTAAAACAGATAACTAATAGAACATATCAAATTAAGAACTCAATTGACTTTATGAGGTTTTCATCTGGAGCAGGTTAATGGATGAGGAAGGTTACTACCATATAGAATTACCCATAGAAGGTGTTCGTCTCATTCACACGGGCTTATCTCAGGCAGTTCAGAGATGGCCTGGTGGTGATGCCCAAGAACAAGAAGACCTTATCATGATGAGAGATAATTTTTATAGAATTATATTAGAACATAGATTTGACAATATGTAATAAATAATAGTAACTGAAAAGTTACATCATGTCTCATTTGACAATTGAGAAGGTAAACGAGGTATATCTAAAAATAACAACCGAACCACATGTAGAGTATGAACTCAGAGACCGCTTTACCTTTGAAGTGGAATCAAAGAAGTTCATGCCACAGTATAGAAGTAGGCATTGGAACGGTGAGATACATCTTTATAATATGAAGACAAAGAGGATCTATGTGGGTCTTCTGGATAAGATTGTAGCATTTTGTGAGAACAATGGATATACATATCAATTTGAAAATAACAAATATTATGGACCACCCTTCGAAGTAAATGACTTTGTAAGTCGAGGTGGTGTAAAAGATTATATGAAAAGTATTGCGCCTGATATATCACCTAGAGATTATCAGATAGATGCGGTATATGAGGCTCTACGATACAATAGAAAGTTATTGATATCACCTACGGCATCTGGTAAGTCATTTATGATTTACTCTGTTGTGCGATACCATGTGGCACGCGGTAATAAAATCTTACTGGTTGTGCCCACTACCTCACTCGTTGAGCAAATGTATAAAGATTTTGAGAGTTACTCTTGGGATGCTTCAAACCACTGTCACCGTATCTACGCAGGGCGTGAGAGGGTCAATACGAATGAAGTGACTATTACCACCTGGCAGTCTGTTTATCAGTTAGATAGAAAGTTCTTTGAGGACTATGATGTCATCATTGGTGATGAGGCACACTTGTTTAAGAGTAAGTCTCTTGTAGGGATTATGGACAAGTTACATCATGCAAAGTATAGATATGGATTCACGGGAACATTAGACGGGACACAGACCCATAAGTGGGTGTTAGAGGGACTGTTTGGACCATCGTATAAGGTTACTGGAACAAAGAAACTAATTGATGAAGGTCATCTTGCAACACTTGATATTCAATGTCTTGTATTGAAGTATAAACCAAAGAAGTTTGATACATACGAAGATGAGATACAGCATCTTATCTCTAACGAGATAAGAAATAAATTTATTACTAATTTGTCTTGTGATATGAAAGGTAACACACTTGTGTTATTCAGTCGTGTTGAATCTCATGGTGCAATTTTATATGAGATGATAAATAATAAGGTAAGTGAAGAAAGAAGAGTATTCTTTATTCACGGTGGTGTTGGTGCAGAAGATAGGGAACAGGTCAGACTTATTACTGAATCACAACAAGACGCTATCATTGTTGCATCATACGGAACATTCAGCACCGGTATTAATATTAAAAATCTACACAATGTAATATTTGCCTCTCCATCCAAATCTCGTATTCGGAACTTACAGAGTATTGGTAGAGTCCTACGTAAAGGCAAAGATAAAGTGAGTGCAAAACTTTATGATATTGCTGATGACTTTACAATTGGTTCAAGAAAAAACTATACACTGAATCATTTTATTGAACGTATCAAGATTTATGTTTCTGAACAGTTCAATTACGATATTTTAACTATTGATATAAAAGACTAAACAAGGAGAGTATATGATTGAAGATGATTTTTTTGCCACTATAAAACTTAAATGTGGTGATGAAATATTTGCCAAGGTAGCAGCATCTGATGAAGATGATAGGACTATGTTGATAGTATCCAATCCTATTATGATAGAACCTGTGAAGAGTAGAGGTTCTGTTACTGGGTATAAATTTGAACCATGGTTAAAGACTTCTCATGAAGATTTATTTGTAATTAATCTAGATGATGTTCTTACGATGTCTGAATCAGAGAATATCGAAATGATTATGAACTATCAAGAGTATATAAGAAAATCTACTAAAGGTAACTTTCAGAAGTTAGATAGAAAGATGGGTTACATTTCTAATGTCCATGATGCAAAAGAAGTTCTAGAGAAACTCTATAATCTCTAAGAACCTATAACTTATCTATCAACCGGGACAAGCCTAGTCTATGTGGCATTTGTATTCTTGTCAACACTTGTCGAACTGATAAGTTCATGTTATAATAAGTACAACACATTATTCGGGTTAAAGACTTGAAACCATTATGCCAAAACCAAGAAGTACAGAACACTATGTAAACAACAAGGAATTTCTGAATGCTCTTGAGAATTACTTTGCACAGGTTGCAACAGCAAAACTTAATGACCAACCCAAACCAGTTATTCCTAGGTATATTGGTGAATGTTTCCTGAAGATTGCAAATCATCTATCATACAAACCTAACTTCGTGAACTATATGTTCAAGGATGATATGATTTGTGATGGTATCGAAAACTGTGTCCGATACATTCATAACTTTAGTCCTGAGAAGTCAAAGAATCCCTTTGCATACTTCACTCAGATTATCTACTATGCTTTCCTGAGAAGGATTTCTCAAGAGAAAAAGCAACTAGAAATTAAAAACAAGATTCTTGAGAAGAGTGACTTCGATGAGGTCTTTGATTCCAATGAACTTGACAGTGGTAACTACTCTGACTATAATTCGATAAAGGACGCAGTTCATCAAAAATTAAGAGGTGGTTGATTATGAATGGGAGTCTTGATCCAGAAGAGCGTATTCTAGATGAGCCAACTATCAATGAACTAGTTGCTGGTTATGTTGAAAAACTTGGTTGGTCCGTAGATGACGAGATTACTGTAGAACTTGGTGGTACTCAAGTTTCAGGTATTGATGTTGGTGAAGAGTACAACAGAAAGTGGCAGTCACCTATCGGTACTCGTAAGTACAATAAAGATTGTTTCATCGTTATTAAAAATCAATCTCGTAGAGATTTGACTGGATCTCTCCCTATGGATAGGGAACACAAACCTCAACACCCATATACCCCTGGTGAACCACAAGATATTGTTGTCAATCTAGATGGTGGTGTTGGTGGGTCTTGGGAAGTTAAAGAAGAATGAAGATAGGAATTATCAGCGACACACACTATGGTGCTCGTAAAAACTCTAAACTCTTTCATGATTACTTTGAAAAGTTTTATCGAGATGTCTTCTTTCCTACTCTGGAAAAGGAAGGTATCGACACCGTAGTACATATGGGTGATGCATTTGATAGTCGTAAGGGTATTGAATTCAAAGCACTAAAGTGGTCCAAGAGAGTTGTGTTCGACCCTCTTAAAGAAAGAGGTATCAAGATGCATCTTATGGTTGGTAACCATGATGCATACTACAAGAACACAAATGAAGTTAATGCAGTAGACCTTCTACTGAAAGAATATGATAATGTTGAGGTTTATTCTTCTCCTACAGAGGTGTCTTTGGGTAATCTCAAAACTCTCTTCA